TTCGAGGATGAGGAGCTAGCCGCGCTCGGCCTGCTCGCGGTGGCTACGGCGCCACCCGAACGGCTGGTAGAAGCGTACTTGCGCCGCAGCAAGAAGCGCGAGGATCTTGCCACCATGCGGCAGCACCTCCGCGACATCTGCCGCCATCGCTGGCCGGACGGCTACCAGATCCGACACGTCTGGTTTGAGCAACTGTCGGCGTCCAAGCTCTACGTCCGGCGCCCAGAGTTCGAGAAAGCCACCCAAGCCGTTTTCGATGGCAAGTCCAAGACCCTCGCGTTCTGGAAGACCGACCGGTTCGACCGGCGAGGCATGGGTGCGGTGGGCCGCATGCTCGACGAGTTCGACCGTCGGCGCGCTGGCCTCGTGAGCGTCACTGAGGGGCTCGACAGTCGGCAACAAGGCGCCCGAATCGTCTTTGCCATCCTCAGCGAACGGGCGCGCGAGGAAGCCAAAGACATCGCCCTCCGCGTGAACACCGGCCTAGCCGCACACCGGCATGAGGGACGGCGCGGGACTGGACTGCCGCCGTTCGGGCTGGCAAGCCCTAGGCTCGCCGACGGAAAGGCAAGCGGACTGGTCGCCCACCATCCCACCGAATACCAGAGTGCCCGCCGACTCGCCGATTTGCTGCTTGGCAAATGGGTCAACGAGGAAGGCAAGCCGGGCGAGAAACTCTCGGGGAATTCCGCCGCAAAGCAGATGAACGCCGAGGGACACCGACTGCGCACCGGCGCGCTATTCACCGCATCCTCGGTAAGCCGAATTGTGCAGAGCCCTCTATGGGGCGGAATGGTGCCGTTGACCGAAAGAGTTCAGGACGAACATGGGAACCCAACAGGTAAATGGAAGTCCACCCATGAGCCTCTGCTCGACGCAAAAGGCAACGCAGTCCAGTGCGGAGAGGGAGTAGTCACCCCCGGGGAGTGGTACGCGATCAAAGCAGGTTTCGCCGAACGCACCTCCGAGGGCGACGCGAACAGCGGATCAATGCGCGGACGGCGCGCGGCTGAATACCTGCTCACCAGCATTGTGAAATGCGGTCTCTGCAACGGGTGGATGCGCCACCATCGCGGCTACTACCGGTGCGCCACATGGGCCAGCAAGGGACCGGCGTTTTGCAAGGGGACCACTACCCTCGGCCCCCGGCTTGAGTTCGCCGTCTGCGAAGCGTGGGTGCGACACGTCACGGCGCTAGAGCCCGACGACGTCGTCCTACACGACATCGCACGCCGCTGGCTGGCCTACGCGGACCCTGAAACGCAGGTCGAGCGGGAACATGCCCGTGCGGCGCTGAAAGCAGCTCAGGAACGCGTACAGAAGTTGGAGGATGACTACTACATCCACGGGAAGATGACCGAGGAGCGATACGAGGAACTCAGCGAACGGCAGCGCGCCACCATCGACACGATGAACGCCAAGATTGAGGCGCTGAGCGAGGGTGGCAACCTGGGGGCCCTCATGGACGGCGAGCTACTACGGGAGGCGTTCAGCGGCGAGCACACCTCTCTGAGCGATCGGCGCATGTTGCTGCGGAGCGCGCTCAAGGCTGTGTACGTGGCACCCGCCAAAGGTCGAGGCGATCGGACACCCATTGAGCAGCGCGTTGACTATGACTGGGTGACCACGGGCGAGCGCGTCTAGCCAGTAACCAAGTGATTACACAACGCTACTGAGCATCTGATGTGACCTGTACCACATAAAGACCCCCGATCGGAGCAATCCGGCCGGGGGTTTTTGCGTTTCCGTTACATTCGGCATGACGAGGGCCGCTCCGTGGCGTTCAGCGCGGTGCGTCTGACCTGCGATTGATGATGGAATGACGATTCTAGATGTGTTTTCACATTCCCTATAGAGAGTCTTAAGGGAAACAGAAAACGAGGTCCGTTTCGGAATACCATCATGCGCCCCGCTGATCGAGGAATAGAGCCTCCCTCTCTAATGGTCAGTGAGGGGCGGGAATCCCGCGCAAACATAAGCGGCGGTCTGAGGCCCCTTCCCTCACCCCGCATCGCTCCCAAGCGGCTATCTCTCCGGCCCATGGTTCTGAGCGATGCGGGACAAGGGTACCTAGCTCAATCGGTAGAGCGTCCGGGTGAAATCCGGAAGGTTGGCGGTTCAACTCCGTCGGTCCCCACCGTGGCCCCCAAGCTCGATGGCGAGCAACCCCGTAGAGCGGGGGAGGATGGTTCGACTCCATACGGGGCTCCTGGTCACTTAGCCCAACGGTAGAGGCAACGGTCTTAGGCACCGTTCAGTGATGGGTTCGAATCCCTCAGTGACTACTTAGCACCTCCCAAATTTGGGAGGTCAGTTCCACATGTGCAACGCTCGCTTGAGGCGCGCCGGATCGTGGCCGAGGATTCCTAGCCCACGGTTGCAGCTCTTGCAAATCCAGCCGAGGAGCGTTTCCCCGTTCCCGGTATACGGGCTCAACACCTCCCCTTCCTTGCCGCATACTCCGCACGGCTGTTGTCGCAGCGCTAGGAACTCATCGACCGTGACGCCTAGCTTCCGGGCGTGCGCTGCAATCTTCTGGTCACGTCGCCAATGCGGATCCTCGGCGGTGCGCTTAGCGTCGGCATCCCGTTTCTCTGCGGTCCGGCAAGCCCGGCATGTTCGATGCCGTCCGCTGAAATCACTGAGTGGCTTGCCCTTACCGCATACCGGACATTCCTTGGTTTCCATAACCGGGCATTGTACCACTGTCAATGGGGGTACCCGTGCCTTTCAATATGTGTCCTAGACACAAGCGGCTATACCCCCTCGGTTTGGAAGGGTGCCCCCTCTGTGTAGCGGGTGCACCGGGTGCCCGGCGGTATGCCAGCAAGAGCACGCGTACCGCTGGCCGGTATGACTGGGCATGGCGTAAGGCAAGGGCTGAGGCCATCGAGCGTCAGCCTTACTGTTCGTGGTGCGGTCGGACCGATGACCTAACCGGCGACCACATCACGCCGCTGAGTCGAGGTGGGACCAACGAGCCTGGCAACGTCAGGGTGTTGTGTCGCTCATGCAACAGCAGGCGAGGCAACCGGTAACGGTATGTCACTGAGTCTGCGAGTCGCATCGACACAGGGTGACACCCTCGGCTCGATGACCTGCTGATCGTCCGAGCCCGCTGAGGCCGGAAGCCCTGAGAGGCTCTGTGAGCGCCTGCCAGCATCGGCCCCTACCTGGGACCCTCGCTCGCTCTGTGAGGCGCTCAGAGGCGCCGTCAGAGGGGTATGGGGGCCATCCTGGGGGGTAGGGGGAGGTCGAAACTTGAACGGCTCCCCTTCCGACACCCCCGCCTTCCCCTCGGATTAAACGCGCGCAGGTTCGCCCGAACTCGTGGGAAACCTCAAGGTCAGCGATTCGCCGCGCATTTTCGCGCATCTCTGCGCATCTTCCAGCATGAGCACGCACGGAGCACGGAATCTAGTTTCCCCCGGGGGTGAAAATGGCCAGTGGACCACCGCCCAAGCCAACTGCGCTCAAGGCGCTTGCCGGTAACCCTGGTAAGCGAGCCCTCAACGGCGCTGAGCCTCGACCTTCGGCTGATATCCCGGAACCCCCGGTCACTCTCAAGGGTGAGGGTCGCGCTGAGTGGCGCCGGATCGTCCCCGAGCTAGCCCGACTAGGACTTGTGACCAAGGTTGACCGCGCTTACCTCGTCGCCTACTGCTCGGCGTGGGGGATCTTTGAGGCCGCACGCGTTGCCATGGCTGAACATGGGCCACTCGTCAACGGACGTGACGGCAACCTCGTCAAGAATCCCGCCGCGCAGATCATGCGTGACGCTGCGGATTTGATGATCAAGTTTGGCGCTCGTTTCGGCCTCTCGCCGAGCGACCGCACGCGATTGGCTATCAGCCCGACCGACGAGGACGGCGCGGATGCTGACGTGATCAGGCTACTTAGCTAGGGGGACATTTGAGCAACGTCTATCAGGTCTATGTGAACAAGGCCGAGCTAAACCGGAGCGCTGTTATAACGCTCGACAGCAATTCCTATCGTAGTGGTCGGACGGATGCGGCGGTGCATGCACTCGCCGATGCCTTTGAGGCCGACCTCGTCGACATCCCCGACTACTCGACGTTCACGCCGACACGCTCTGTGCAGTACATCACCGATGTCGTAACCGCCGAGGATGTTCCGCGACTGTAGGGAGTGACCTCCCAAATTTGGGAGGTGCTCTCTTGCTACCGGTGTCGCCATACGGGCCGGAAGAGCCCACAGAGGGGTTCTTCCGGTACGACGAAGCAAAGGCCGATCACGCCGTTGCGTTCATCGAGCGGCTGATCGTCCACACCAAGGGACGTCACGCCGGCGCCCCGTTCATCCTTGAAGAGTGGCAGAAGGAAGAGATCGTAAAGCCACTGTTCGGCACGATGATGTGGGATGACCAGTACCACGAGCACGTAAGGCAGTACCGAGTTGCATGGTGCGAGATGGCCCGCAAGAACGGCAAGTCGGAATTGCTTTCAGCGTTCGCGCTACTTGGCCTCGTCGGCGATTTTGAGGAGTCGGCTGAGGTTTACTCGGTCGCTGCTGACCGTGATCAGGCTGGATTGGTTTACAGCACCGCTAAGCGGATGGTTGAACTATCGCCGATCCTCAGCAAGCGACTAGAGATCATCGACTCGCGCAAGCGAATCATTGATCGCAAGACGAACAG